CAGTAGTAATCTTGCCAGCATCAAGATTAGTAATAACAGCATTTGTAATAGGCGTTGTTTGCCAAAGTGCGCCATTCCAAGTGTATTGAGCAATTACTTGACTATTGGTATTGTACTGAAAGTACAAATCACCAACTTTGTAATTAAGTCCAATGACTAACGCGCTGCCACCTGATATGTAAGTTCCAGTTGCTACGCTTGCAATTCTAAATTGCGTAAATGATGCAGAAGTAACAACCCCAGTTACATTGTACTGCGATGGATTTATGCCACTTACAACTACTGTTTGACCTACAACAAAACCATTGTAAGCGTTAAAAGTAATGACGGAACCATTACCAACCGCGCCTGTTATTGTCGCTGTATTAGGTGTGGCTGTTGTTCCATAGTAGATAGTATTCTTGCCGTTAGCAGATTCTTGGGCGACTGTCGCTTGGCTGCTGGCTAATGTGGCTTGTGACAAAGCAATAGTGGCTTGTATGCTTGCATTGATCGCTTGAATTTCCGCTTGCGTTGCGACTGATTGTGCGGTTAATGCAATTTCCAAAGAACCTTGTGCAGATAGTTGCGCTTCCTCAGCCGTATACATAGCCTGATTTGGACCAGTTTCTAATTTTGCTATGCGGTCTGTAATTCCATAAAACATGTCTTGCAAGTTTGGTGGAAGATTTACAAATGCCATTATGAAACCTGCCCTGCCGCTAGTAATCTTGACAATGTAAGTGTAATTCTAGATGGACCATTTTCCCCAGGCGCAACGCTAATAGCAATAATGCGCAAGATTTCACCATTAAGTCCTGATGGGAAGTAGTCATCTTTAATATCCATACGAACTTGATCACCTATTTTGTAAGTAGGAAAATATGGGTCAATGTATGGAGGTATTATGACTTCAACGGTAGTCGGCGGATATGAAATAGCATTAAGTTGTCCAAGGGTTAAGTCTTTTACTAACTGAAAATCACCGACATCCGTATAGTTAGTGGTATCTTCCAATAATGGCCAATCGCCATTGACTCCAATTTTGGATGGGTCGGTAGCAACAGCAACAAGTTTCTTTTCGTTTGAACCGTAACCTAGACCATACAACTTGTTAGCCGCACCAGATGCATCCTCTGGGAACTTGTACTCAATTAGATTTCCTGGAAATTGAAATACAGGCGCAGTTGCGGAACTAGCACTATAAACCGTTCCCAACGGGTCGCCAAGATCAAATCTATTAACAAGGTTGCCATTAACCACAAGTGGAGCGATCTTAAAGTCAAAGAAATTAGATGCCAAATCTTTAATTGCTTGATAGACAGACTTTAATTCATAGCCTTCATATAGTTTTTTGGTGCGATAAATGCTGGTATTAGTATTGTAAGTAAGTCCAGTCTTGCCTTTTGTTAAGGCTTCGGCATACTTCATAAGTTCGTAAGCGATAAACATAGGGTCATAAAAGGTATTGCCATAATTCTTTGTTGTACTGATTCGTCTACGGTTGTATAACGACATCATTTCTTGCGCACCAATAGTTAAAGTCTGTGATAGCGAATCATATTCACGCGCCCAGATTACGCCAGACCAAACAGGGATGCTGGTTAAGGTTTCAGGGTCGGTATACAAAACCCATAGAATTGTTTTTCCTGGAATCGTTCCATCATAGACATTTAGATCGGCTGTGTTAATACCAGACAGAAGTACATGTCCTTGAAATGTGCCAATAGAATTAAGTTGTTGTGTAAAACTTACATCCGTGAAAGGAAGTTCGGCAATAATAGGGTTAGGAGTAGAACCCGCTTGCCAAAGTTTGGTCATTACATAACGAAATTCCGCGCTCGCCATTACACATACGCATTCTGATATTGAACAACCATACTGCCAACAGTACTTGTCCATGTCTTAGAAGTGGTATTTGGCGCAATATCCAACCAGCCGTTGCTTGCCGCAGTAAGTTTATTACGCGTAGGTACGCCTTGTAGATATACAACACGCTGCAATAAGTCAATAACTAAATCCGTTCCTGACAAGTTAGCAAAGCGCATAAATGTTGTGCCGTCTGTAATATGTCCAGAACCAGTAGGATTTAAGACATATATGTTAGGGCAAGTGGTAGCCCAACCAGCATTAGATACAGTCACAGTACTTGCAAGGGCTGTATTTTGGAATGCATCATAATAGCGTGGGTCTGGGAATGACATCATAATTCGTGTCTTAATAAAACCATAAGTAAAGTCAGGGTCAATAGGCGTAACCATGCCACGCGAACGACCATACATAAGTTTGTCACCAGTATTAGCATTTAAGCGGAACTGAAAAACCTTTAGAACATCGGTTGCAGATGTATACCCAGTAGGGTCTGGATAGTAACCTACTGGTTGAGGCGCGAATGCTTTTTGTAACAATTTGTAGTTTGCTTGTGCTGTGGTTGTAGTACTACCTAAGACAAGAACATCTAAATAGACTGTACGCTCATCATAGAAATCTCTACCTGTATATGACCCATCCAAGTAACCTCGGTTGTCGTCTTGAATACGAAGCGGTGAGGTGCCACCTAGTCCTTCAATGTTTATGATCGGGAAGTTGGTTCCTGCGCCAATGGTAATTCCATTAAAGACTACGGAATAATCTGTAAGCGGCATTTACTTACCCCCAATAGGCTGACCATTTTTGGCTGCTTTTGCTAACTTCTTTGCTATGTCATTCGTATTGGATGCATAGACCGTAACATATTGTACTGTGCCGCTACCGCCACCAGCACCGCCAGCCGTATTCCCACCAGTCACATTACCCTTGATTCCAGTTGAACTACCAGGTTTTACAAAGTCAGGCATTGTTGGAATCTTAGGCGCGGATAATTTTTTGTTGGACATACTTTCTACGCTTTTAGCGGCTTTACCAAGATTTTCCGCAATCTTGCTCGCTTGTTCTGCAGCACCTTTAAGGAATCCCATGCCAGGAATCTTAGAATAAAGATTAAGAAGCGTTGCTATGTAACCTACTAAATAACCAACTAACCTAATAATCATACCAAGCCCAGTTGATATCGCCTTACGGAACCCTTCAAATCGGTTCCACAACATTACAAATCCAACGCCAAGCGCAGCAATACCAATAACAAGCCATGTGAACGGGTTTATACCAGCCAAGATTGCACTAATTATCGCCATACCTTTTAAGTAGGCTGTTACAACTAATACAATTGCACCATAAACTTTTAACGCAGTTGAATTCTTTTGTATCCATTCAGCCGCGCCAACCAAGATACCAGCAAATTTTGTAAGGTAAGGCAAAAGTGGAGCAATAGCATTTTCCAAGAATGCTTCAAATCTTTCCCGTAAAACCTCCATGCGACCAGCAAATGTCTCGGTATATTTGGTTGCGCTTCCACCAATTTTTTTGTTTAATTCATCAAATGCTTTGCTGATTGCTTCGTTTTTAGGCAACGATGCGTCAAGCGTTATACCTAATTCCTTAAATGCTCTAGCCGAACCTTGCGTAGCGCGAGCCATAGTACGGGCGGCTGAATCCAAACCAATTTGCTTGAACCGAGCATAATCCGCAGCAACACCCATTAACCGCGTGGATTGTTCAACATTGTTGGTAGCGGCAATTAAAGTTCCCATTGCACTTACGGCAGTACTTCCACCAAAACCTAACTTTTCAAACGACCCAGCATAATCAGCAATCTTTGCTTGATCGGCTTCTGCTGTTATACCAACATTACCTAATACCGTACCAAGGCGAGTTAGTTCGACTTCCGTAGCGACTGCCTCATCGCGCATACCGCGAATAGCATTACTGAGTGCAATTATTCCACCTGTAGCGATCAAACCTTTTGCGAGCGTCTTAAACGACATACCAAGACCAGCCATTTTGGCTCTTGCTACATCCGCTCTTGAACTTATTTGTTGTAGCCCAGCGGTAGCCTGTGCAACGCCAGCCTGAACGCCCGCAGCATTAACTAAGACTCGTATGTTTAATGGTGGAATCTCAGCCATTATCTAACTCCTAAGTGCTTTCGTAGAATACGGACAGTCAAATTACTGGATGCAAATTCTTGTAATGCTGGTTGCAAGTATGGGAAATGCTCGCCACTTTGCCAACTAGGTGGGTTGTAAGGCGCACCAACTTCAACGGCTCTAGCATAAATCATATCTGCACCAACAATGGCTTGATAGGTAGCGTAACCAAGTCGCTGATGTTGTCCGCGAATACTCCTACGCAAGTTACCAGTACGGTTCATAGGAGGTTGACCAGATACCGCCTTCTCATAAACCCTACCGCCACCGCTAGTTTCCCTATAAGGTCTTTCGCCTACAATTTGTCGCATACCAGCACCCGCTAAGGCTTGCGATATTTCCAAAGTTGCATTACCAATACGCATGTCAAAACCACGCATATAAGCCTGTAACGCCGCTTCAACCTGCGGAAGATTGTCGCTCATTTTCAACCTCAACTTCTAATTGCGCTATGGCTATTAACCATTGCGTCATATATGCTGGCTGTTCGTTGTACTCGTTAATAGTCCAACCAAACTGTTTTGCACAAATGTAATATAGGTATTGCTCATCTGGATATTCAAAGTCATTTGACCGCGAACTTCCTAACCAAAGATCCTTTAGTCGCTGGAGTTTGCGGTACTCGCTTTTGGGTCGTCTTTTCCTTCTGGCGTTAAATTAGGAAATAGATATTTTGCGGCTTCATCTACCTGCGTAGCAAGGAAGTCGTAGTCTTTAGGGGTTAGTTCCTCCAACGATGCAATACGAACATTAGGTGGAATAAGATCAAACGACCATTCAATAACGCTAATAGCAATTAGACCATTTGTAATGGCTACTGCTTGCATGACATCTGTATCTGTTTTGCTCGCTTGTTCCATAACCTTATTGCGATCTTTCATAAGTAAGGTTTCAGGATCGCGCAATTTAACTGTGTGACCACTTGGTAATGTAACTTCTTTAGACATGGTTCCTTCCATCTGCCTTCGTTGGGTTTGGGTTGAACTGGGGTAGGGGAAGGCGGCCTACCCCAGCCAACATTGTACTGGCTACTGGTAAGTGCCAGAAGGTTTAGCGTTCTGCAAGACCCACTTGATGTTGCCTAGACCACCAGTGGAACCTGTATCCGTTGCGTTGCTTTGCGCGTTAATGTCTACTTCAATTTCGACATAATCTTTGGAACGATCAATAACCGCCGCGATGTAAGCACCTTTTGTCATTGTAAATTGAATCTGTGTTGCGCTTGCACCAGTACCTTGCGCCCAGTTAAGGGTAATTGCTGGTTGTGTGTTTGTAAGGTAACGGGTAAGTTCAGCGTTATCTTCCATGATAAATCGAATCTTGCCCTTAGTTTCTAGCGCACCCAGAAACACTTGATAAGGATTCTTTGTGTTCTGGATTCCAAAGATAGGCGTTACAGGGCGGCTCATATCAACGGAACCATCAACTGAGTTAGATATGGTTGAACCACCAATTGACACAGTACCAATCCAAGTAGGAATTGGTAAAGTAGATGAGAATGATGGGGTTGGAGTTGAGGCTGTTGTTGATATCCAGCCTGTTCCTTTAGCATCATAGTCAAGTAAGCCATCTGATGTGAACTTTAGACTGAGATCGTGGATTTGGATACCTGCATATGCTCGCACATTCGCTGCATAGAAATCCGTCAAAGTAAATGATGTAGGTTGTGCATCTGCACCCACCGCAGTAGCGTTCTTAATGCTTACTGTGTGTGTGAACGGCGCAACGGAACCCGTTGTTGTAACGCTACCCAATAGACCTGCGACTGAATAACCAAATGTATCTGCGAATACTGGACCGCCAAAATCAAATGTTGAATTGTTGCGTCCTGGAATATAGTTGTAATTCTTTAGAAGCGAGCCGCGTAGACCCTCATCATAAAGTTCGCCAACGACATCTACTGGCTTTACTTTAGAAGCAAGTACGGGTATGAAATCTGTTGGTGCTACAGGTGTACCTTTTGTGACTTCCTTAGCAATACCCAGATAACTTCGTACTGTATTTTGAACTGGCATGTTTTCACTCTCCTACGGTTGGGGCTGGTGTTGCCTTGGTTGTCTTAGTTTTTATTGTCATTCTTTCCTCTTATGCCTGAATCATTTGTGTGACCATGAAACGCATCGTTGCCCAAGTCTCGGTTGATGTACCCTTTTGAGATATAGGCTCGCCATAAGTTACATCTATCTCTGGTTCCGCACCTTGCCAAACCAAGATACCTGAATCATCGCCTAAGCGGTGACCGCTCCCTCTAAGTAATAGTTTTAAGTCATCAATGATTTCATCTAAATCATCCATAGCATCCTCAGAATTACGCGCTAATGAATGATGAAATAATTGTATGGCTAATGAATAGTCAATACGCTTCCAACCAGAATAAGCGCCACCATTAGCGATACGCGACTCGGTTTCATTTTCAATAAAGATCACAGCCGCGCAACGATGAACTTGGCTAGGTAAGGCATTAGTCTGAAAGTCAATACGCTTAGGAAAAGATGTAAAGACTTGGTTAATGCCTGAAATTGCTGGTGGTGAAATTAACGCGGCAAGCGTTGAACGAACTTGCTTGCGACCAACAACCTGATTAACCTGAACATTACCCATTAACGAACTCGTCTGTAAGGTTGTAGTAACTGCATGGCTAGAGCGATTTCTTGACCGACCCTATCTGCGTTAGGTAGGGCGGTTGCTGGGCTTGTTGATACCTGCATTGTCATAGAACTATCACCACGAGTTTTTAAGAATGCCGTAGTAACTAGGATACATGCTTGCTTAACGGCTGGTGGTAATGCGCTAATAGACACGCTAGCAGCATGACTATAAACCAAAGGTCGCGTCAAGGGAATAGTTGCAGAACCAAAAACATAGGTACTGGCAACGGTTACATTTTCTGTATATTGACCATCATAAATCTTTAGCATTTCACCAGCAAGTATGCCAGTACCATCTTCAACTGTAAGTTGTAATGCGCCAGCAACGGCTGAAACAATTGCCGTGTTCGCATAACCATTAACATAAGTGTATTTTAAGAATACCTCGTTGCGACCACTGGCAGTACCAATTGAACCAAATTGCAAAGGTCCTTGTGAAGTCCATGTGCCTAGTGTTGCGTTCGGCAC